AATGCATTGTGGGAGTCTGCTGATAACTTTAAAGAATGGGCTGTTAAACTACCTAAAATCAAGACTACTAACAACAGATACCGCTTTGGCGGGCACTTTTATGTAGCAGATGAGAAGACTTTAAGCCTTTGCCACATCTTTTTAGCTGATAAAATACGCAAAGTAGAACAGCTAGTCACTACAACGGAAATTTAACCTAACTTCAAAATAGCATAAATACTCTATAATAAGGTATTTGTGCTATGAGAATGGATGAAGTTACAAACTCAGCGATCAATCTTGAAGAAGTAGACCTACACGACGATCTACACTTCTTCATGCATAACGATCCTAATTTTTACCGCAAGGTGTTTTTTCCTATGATCAGTAAGGTCAAAGCACACATCAAAGCAGGTAATCGTTGTCACGACGGAGTTTTTCGTCCCTGTGTAGATAGAGCCGCAGAAGCTTACTGTAAAAAGTTTAATATTCCCGATAATGAAAAGTCAGTGTTTACTGATGTTGACCGCGACGAACTAGCCCGTAAGATTTTTGGGCAAGAGAAAGATCGCATTGAACAGGGTGACTATGATGGAGATGACAAATGATTTTATTAGAAGGCGGAAATGTATTTGCCAACGCAACTCCATTTGACCACAAAGATGTTCCTGCAATACTTAAAACTGTCAACGGAGCACTAGCTGGTACAGGTATCACTGCTATCCCCGTTGGTTCTGCGGCAACTCCCAAGCCAGGTAAAACTAGCGGAGACATGGACGTTATTGTTGACGAACAGGCAGTACTAAACTACTTCAAAGCCAAAGATGCCAAGGCAGGCCGTAAGGCACTAAACGATTATATCAGCAGTAAAGGATTAGAAACTGCACAAAGCGGTATTAATGTACACGTAAATGTTCCAGTCGGTGGAGAGTTTCATCAAGTAGATGTTATGGTATCAGCTAATGCTGAGAAAGTATCTAAGTTTCACACACATGCTATTCCTGATAACAGTCCGTACAAGGGTGTTAACAAACAACTGATGATGGCTATACTAGCCAAACAGAAAAACTACATGTGGTCTGCATGGCAAGGATTGTTTAGTCGTACACCAGAAGGTAAGAAAGGCGACCTAGTTGCCGACAATTTAGATGATGTTGCTAAACACCTATTTGGACCAAATGGTAGTGCTAAAGATTTAGGTAGTGTAGAAAGTATACTTGCGGCTTTGCCAAAGCAAGAAGCAGATGCATTGTTAGCAAGAGCTAAAGAAGATGCCAACTGGAAAGAAGTGCCAGTCCGTCAAGAAAGTTATCGCATTGGAACTAACGAATGGTTCCGTCATATGTTGGATAAGGTACAGCTATGAGATTAAGACAACTGTTTAAAGAAGCAGAAGCACCTAAACAGTTAGGTCGCGCATTTAACCACCTAGAAGATCTAGTTTTCTTTCATGGTACTAAAGGCACACTTGAAGCACTAAGTCATATTAAAGATTTTGCTAGTCAAGAAGGTGCTAATAGTATCCGTATGAAGTGGGACGGCAATCCACAAATATATTGGGGCCGTGCTGAAGCTAACGGTCCTTTAATACTTGCAGGACATAATGGTTGGAGCAAAGGTGCTGTAACAGATAGTCCAGAAGCAGTACAAGATTTTATTGCCAACAAGTCAGGAAGTCCTAAGACTCCTGAAGAGAAGGCCGCACGTGATAAGTTTGCCAGCGAGTTTTCTAGTCTGTATCCCCTGTTTGATAAAGCTACTCCACGCGATTTTGTGGGCTTTGTATATGCAGATGGTTTGTTCTTACAACGACCCCAGGAAGATAAAGAAGGCGTATATAACTTTTGTCCCAATAATAAAAGTCAAACATGTTATCATGTAAGATCTAATAGTGGATTAGGTAAGCGTATTGCTAATGCACAAGTAATGGTAGTAGGACATGCGTTCTTTCCAGAGTTTGGTATGCCTGATGCTAGTCAAAAGCCTATCAGCGACTTTAGTCAGTTCAACAGCAATCCACAGTTAATCGTTCTTGGTCCAATATATAACAGCAAGCCTGTTAAGATTGATACAACAGCAGTCGATGCCATTGAACAGTTTGCACAAGCGCACGGCGGTCAAATGGACGGCTTCCTACAAGGGCTTCCGGGACTAAGCGACCTAAAGAATATTATCTACACTTATGTAAATCAAACTGCCAAAGCAAAACAGTTAGACAGTCTAAGTCCAAAACATTTTACAGATTGGCTGGCCGCATCAAAGACCAGTCCAGGTAAACAACAAAAGATTAATGATCTAGTTGCGGCAAATCCAACTGCACTGGCAACTATCTTTACACTGGTAAAAAGAATACAAGCAATGAAAGACGACATCATTGATCAAATTGAAGGCGAACAGGGTGAGATATGGGACACAAATGGTGAAGGTCGTGTTCGATATGCAGATCAAAATAAACAGCTAGGTCACGTTAAACTTGTACCTCGCAAGCGTTGGACGCCGACCTAAGGACTTATTATGAAACTAAGACAGCTATTTGAAGGACTAGGACAAGAAGTTGCCATTATATTTGGTCGCTTTAATCCTCCGCATAAGGGACATAGAGCCGCATGGGAACTTGCCGCTAAGAGTCCAGTATGGTATGTAGGTACTAACGAAAGTACGGTAGGTCCAAAGGATCCATTACCATACGGCATTAAAGTAGAAGCAATGACTGCCATATGGCCAGAAGTTGAAGGACATATTATTGCAGAAACAAGTTGGTTAACACTGGCTAGTCTAGTATATGAAAAACACGGCGATGTCACGCTACTATGCCTAACTGATGAAGATTGGGTTACTAAAACTATTGTACAATACAATGGCAAAGAAGGTGCTCACGGTTTCTATAACTTTAAAACTATTAAGCAAAAACCAACTCCGCGTTTAAGTTCAGCTACTGCCCTACGTGATGCAGTAACAAAAGGTGATCGAGAAGCGTTTGCCACTGCCGCTGGTGTAGATGCTGATACTCCTGTTGCTGGTAAACCGTTCTTTGATCTAGTAGCAGAATACTTACTACCGTACTCTAATGCTCCTGTAAAGAAAACAGCAAAGAAAAAAGTTGCCGCGCCTGTAGAAGGTATGACAGAAGCAACATTAGGTAATGCATTATCGTGGCCCGAAGTTGCTAATAAGATTAGTAGTGCAATGAAGGCGATGGGATGGAAGGTACAGCGTAAAGGTGACGATGCTTTCATGTTTAGTACCAAAGGTGCAGAAGATGAAAGCCAATATTACATGGTTATGATTGATAACGAGGGTGATGGTATGTTTACCTATGCACTAGGTACATTTGAAGGTGGAAGGCCAGATATTGGTGAGCAAGACACATTGCCAACCACAGAAGCTAGCGTAAGTGAAGTATTAATGGCTATCCGCGATGGATATGGATTAGGTGAAGACTCTTCATTGAGCGAACTAGACATAAAGAAAAAGTCGTTAACAACTCAAAAGATGCCTAACGATATTGTAATGTTGGTTCATAAACTTAAAAAGAATATTCCTCTACGTTCAGATGAATATCAAAAACTACTAGCATACAAAGCATTTAGAAAAGAATCTATGCAAACACAAGAAGATGCGGCAGGTGTAGGTATTATTACTAAACAAAACTCAACTGTAGATGTAAACAAAGATACACCTCGTAAAAATCTCAAAGCATTCAGACTAGTAAAATGAAACAATATAAGATAACAAGTCAAGATTTAAATCAGGACAGTCCTGATGATTGTTATCTTGCACCTAACGATCCTATACATGAACTAAAAATATTATCAGGAATGGGCGGGCTTGGTGCTGAAGCTAGACTACATGAGTATCGTGCTAATCAAGGTAGCAACATAAGTGTTACTGGTAATAGCAAGGGCGAGCTTATGAAGAAACATAACATACAGCCTGGAACTCAAGAATGGTTTAAGTTATGGTTTAGTCTGCCTTATCTCACAGGGGAACCACCTGTATGAGATTACGTGAACTATTTGAACATAAAAAAGGCATTCGTGCCAAAAAGTATAACAAGAAACCCAAGAAGTTTATTGAACCTATTAAACCTAAAAAAACAGAGTCGCCTCAAACTACTAAGGAACCATCATGAGAATAAGTGAACTATTAGAAGCAAAAACTAAAAAAGCCGAAGCACCTAAGCCTCGCAACTTTGTAGCTAAAAATGCTATTAATACAGGTGCTGGCGCACACAAAGACAAAAAGAAAGCCGCTAAACAGGGCGATGTTAAACACAAGAATAAAGAGCTTGCAGTAGCAGAAACTGCAACAGCAGGTAGCACTAGCGCAGGTAATGTAGCTGTAGGCGTAGTGTATAAGAATAAAAAACCCAAGATGCAAAAGCCCGGAACTAACGCTTTAGATGGCGATAATTTAATGACCGGCGGCAGTATTGTAAAACGCTAAATATATAAAGACAACGGAGTTACCCTCATGCAACCACAAGTACAAATGCAAGGTCCAGATGACGAAGGCGGAATGGCCCGTGCTGACCTATATAGAGCTGCCAAGCACTCTATGAAATTGTTTCAGATGATTCAAAATAACCAACAGTTAGAAGGTTGGGTACAAGCAAAGATTACTAAAGCGGCAGACTACCTAGACAGTATCTATCACTATATGGAATATCAAGTAAAATTTGGACAAGGTGCAGTTGCATCAAGCGTTGATGATATTACCGGCGATATGGAAACTGCCGCTCGTGCCGCAGAAGAAGCCGATGACGAGGAATCTAACATGAAAGAATCTATGAACTACGAACAAAAACTACAGGCACTATTAGAAAGTGCTGTTAAAAAAGCCAAGAAAGATTATGATGGCGATGGCAAGATTGAAACAAACAAAGATGAAGTTTGGGGTTCACGTGCTAAGGCAGCGGCAAAATCAGGTAAGCCATTCAAAGAAGGTTTTCCAACTGTTGACGATGCAAAGAAAAATGCACAGGGTACAGCAGGCATGAAGCCAGGCGAAAAGAAAAAGTCTAGCACTGGTGGTACTATTGAAAAGACCAAGACTGGTATTAAACATACTGCTGGTAAAAACTACAGCGGTAAGGGCGTTGCAGAAACAAAGTTTGATCCATTAAAGCACGTTAAGAATCCTACTCCAGGTGAGAAGGCAGCGGCTAAAGATGTCAAGCGTGGTAGCTATGCAGATCGTGCGGCCATGCTAAAGTCGGCAGAAAAAGATGGACGTTTGAAAGAAGCTGATGCCAAATGTAATCACACTGAAAAAGGCGAGAAGTGTCCAGTACACGGTCTAAAAGAGTGTGGCACTACAATGGCATATGAAGCGGCAAAGCCAAGTGCAGGCATGAGCAAAAATGCTAAGTCAGCATTAGTTAAAAAAGCTAAAGCAGGCGGTGACGTTGGTAAGCCAGGTAAGAGCTTTGACAAAGTAGCTAAAGCCGCAGGTGGTGGTGAGAAAGGTAAGAAAATTGCCGCTGCCGCTATGTGGAAGAACGCTGCCAAATAAGGAATAGACAAAAATGGATATGAAGAAAATATTACAAGCCTTTGACGGGGCCGCTGAGAAGAAGCCTGTGCAAGGTGCTAATGATATGAAAAAGTTTCTATCTATTATTCGAGAAAGTAGCAATCCATATACACCTGCAAAAGAATCTGTTATTACAAGTTTCGAAGAAGGTTCAGTAGGCGGTGATGCTAATGCATTTTTGTTGGCTGCTGATACTATTCAAGACGAAGTAATGGCACAGGTTAACAAGATTAAGATCAACGCAGACGAAGCTAGTCTACGTGATATGATGGAAAAGTTTAATGCTTTCATGACTGCTTACCACAACGTTGGTAAAGGTATTCTACAACCAGATATGTTTAACGACAGTATGGGCGAAAGCACAGAAGAGCAAGTTGACGAAGCAGGACAATATGTTAAGCCAGGTAGCTCATCCGCATACGATAGAGATTATGCGTCAAGTGTAAGCGGTATGGGCAAGAAAGATTCATTAGCCTATCAACAAGACGGCGGAGCCAACGACGAAGGTTGGGGTAAAGAGCCATATCAAGCACCACAAGACAAACCTAAAATGACCGGCATGTTCTTTTATAATGTTCAACCTGGACAAGAACAAGAAGCTGCCAGCTTAGGTGTTAAGAAAACTAAGAGCGGCAAATGGGCAAAAACCAAGTATAGTACAAGTGGTCGATCATTTGGTATGCAAAAAGATCTAGCTGACAAAGCCTTTGGTGTTGGCAAGTGGTGGGCTCCTAAGAACGAAAGCATCGAAGAAGGTACAGAAAAACGTTGTATGCAATGTGGTATGAAGGATTGTAAGTGTCCTGGCGATAGTTGCAAGTGCAAACCTATTGCAGGATGGGTACCGGGCAAGGGTTTTAAGAAAGCCATGGAAGAAGCTAAAGAAAAAACAATGAGTCGTGCGGCTAAGGGCAACGAAAAGTATGGCAAGGACGGAATGAAAGAACTTGCCAAAGCAGGTCGTGAAGGTGCCAGCGAAGAACAGTTAGATAAGATCCGTGACAAACATGACAAGTATAGCGAAGGTCTAAGTTTTAAAGACTATGTTAACTTAGCAGAAGCTAAGAAAGGTCTAGAATAATGAGACTATCAGCATTAGTATTAGCAGTTGCCTTAACTGGCTGTGCTAGCATTAAAGACATGGTTCCTAGTTTTCAGGATCCTAATCAGTCAGCTAAGATTATTGATGTGCGTCAAAGTGTTGCACAATTAGATTGCAAACAACCACACGCACCGCAAGTTAAACAGATTAAAGATAATCTACAATGGTTTGAACTATATAGTACTAGCAAAGGTTCTAGACAAAACGATGTATTGCGTTTGGTCAAGCCAATGCAAGAAACTGTAGATGATTTTTACAAGCGTAGTACTAGCGAAAAGCAAGGCAGTGATGCATACTGCGAGATTAAGAAAAAATTAATGACTACACAAGCTGAACGTGCGGCTAGTGCAGTACTAGGGAGATTCTAATGAACGAACTTATTCAATGTATTAATTCAGGAAAGGGTTGGGCCGCAGAACGTGCTAACACAGCATACCAGATTGGTCAAGCACTACAAGCTGGGCAGATTGATCCAAGCGAAGCAAAAGAATTATTAGAAGACCTAGTTAGAACAGATAGATTAGATGCTGAAGCAGACGATATGGCCCTTAAAGCCATGTTAGTCACAGGCATCTACGCAGTAATACAAGTATGTGGGTAATATGGAACAGTTAATTAACGCATTAAAAATAGCATTTGCCAGCGAATACGCATTTGCACTAAAGGCACAAAACTTTCATTGGAACACAGAAGGCCCAGACTTCCTTGAGTTTCATACATTGTTTGAAACAATCTATGACGAAGTTTATGGAAGTATAGATGCGTTTGCAGAAAACATTCGTAAGAGCGGTGCATACACTCCTGCTAGCTTGTCTAGATTTAGTATGCTAACAGTAGTTGAAGATGAAAATCAAGTTATTGATCCAAGAGCAATGACTGCTGAACTATTAGCAGACAGTGATAAACTAGCACAGCTAATGGCAATGGTTTACAAAATGGCCGATGGCTCCGGAGAGTACGGATTATCAAACTTCCTAGCTGAGCGTCAAGATGCACATCGCAAGCACAGTTGGTTTCTACGTTCTACACTAAAATGAGAGAAAATGAATATCCAGTCTATCCAGAAGACGACGGCACTGATCGCCCTCGCAACCCTTATAGCCCTGTATAAAGGATTAGCATTATTTGGAGCAAGTATAGGCGGGTTACCCTTAACATTCGACGAGATTAATAGCATATGAGAGCAAATGAATTTATAACTGAAGGTTGGAGTCAAAAATACAAAAAGAGTATTAACTGCTCGCATCCTAAAGGATTTAGTCAGAAAGCACATTGCGCTGGCAAGAAAAAACACAACGAATCAGTTGAAATGGAAATGGTCTGCGAAGACTGCGGCATGTGTGAAAGCCATGGCAATCTTAGTGAAATCAAAAAAGGTGCTAAGGACTCTAACGGCTTTACCAAGTGCTGGCCCGGATATCATGCGGCAGGTACAAAGAAAGGCAAGAATGGATCGGTACGTAACTGTGTAAAGAACGAAAGCGAAGAGTTATCTAAAGAGTTTGATCTTATCGAATCTATTATTGGCCAACTTGCTGATCACAATCAAGTCGATGCTGAAGAGATATGGGAAGATTTAGAATCATTAACAGATGACGAACTATATGTCTTTGCTGTTACACAAGAACTTGTTACAGAAGATTGGCAAAAAGCTAACAAGCAAGATAAAACAGACGGCATGAGCCAAAAGGCTGTTAATGCTTATCGTCGTGAGAATCCAGGTAGTAAGTTAAAGACTGCTGTTACTACAAAACCTAGCAAACTTAAAAAAGGTGGCAAGGCATCTAAAAGACGCAGTAGTTACTGTTCTCGATCAAAGGGTCAAATGAATATGCACAATATCAGTTGTGCCAAGACTCCAGACAAAGCAATATGTAAAGCAAGGCGTCGTTGGAACTGCTAATGCGAGCTCAAGAATTCATAGTTGAAAGAAAGCGTAAAAAACGTAGAACTCGTTGGGCCGCATATGGTCCGGGTCCTTATGGCGGTTATGGATACTATGCAGGGTATAGCGGAGACATGGGTGGTGGCGAAGGTAGTGAAAGTGTCTATCGAGAAAATATGGATCATGACAAAGATGATCAAGCAGTTCCCGAGCTTAAAGCCGCACTAGTTGGACATAAAAAAGAAATACAATCAGCAAGCGACGACAAGGTATATGATATTATTGACAAGATGATGACTCGTATTGCCAAGGCGCACGGCATTAGCGGACAAAAGCTACATGATATGTGGGTTGAAAAATACGGACAGATTCCTGATACGTGGATTATGAAAATATCTGAAAACTTTGCTGATGGTAAGAATCCACAAGATAAGGGTGACAGCAAACGTCACGGTATTAATACCAAAGCATCAGTAAGTAGTCTACGTAAGACTGCCAAACAAGGCGGGCGTAAAGGACAACTAGCACATTGGTTAGCTAATATGAAGGCAGGTCGAGCAAAGAAACATTAAAGAACACACCTTAGGACCCGTTATTCGTAACGGAAGTGTGCGCCGGCTGCTGGCGCGGGACGGCTGAATTCGCTACTCAGAATCCCGAAAGTGAGCATTTTTAAAAAGTATACTTAAAACGTTCAATTAAAGATTTTGAAGTTTCAGCAACTACAGATCTTAGATGGTCTGTATATAATGTTCGATAATCAACTAGGCAGTTTTCAACATTTTTATGTTGAGTTGTAGTTAACAAATGATCAATCTCAGGAGTTAAGTCTCCTGACTCAATTAGCATATGTCGAAGATCACTAGCAATGTTTTCTGTAGTTCCTATATTAGTTGCGGCTGATATAAAACAACTACTAGTAACATGATATAGACTCACATTGTTTTCTAACCATGCATCAATTACTGTAGAATCTGCTGTTTTTGAATCTGAAGACGTAGTTAAAATCTTTAACTTTTTTTTAAATAACGGTGTAGGAAAACACACAATTTCTACAAATTCATCAAACGACGGTGTGTGCCCTATCACACGTAATAACGGTTCAATAGCATCATCTGCTGGATTATAAATTTCCGAGCCGTAGATCAAATAGTGATATAGACTACTATACCATTGCCACGGGTTCCTAACAAACAAGTATATATGTGGGCGATAAAAATCACTAGATGGTAGCCTATGTCCAAAATCATTAATTGTTATCGGTTTCAAAACTTCCCTAAGCCAGTTTCCGCCTGACTTTGGCATGTGCAAATATAACGCATTATTAGTAACTATCATATAGAAATATTTATATGATAAATAATAGCATGAGAGCAAAAGATTTTATTACTGAAAAAAAGCAGGCGAAAATTACTAAACGACAGAGTCAGTCTAGTCGCGGTATCAATATCTACGGAGATGCTGAAAAGGCCAATAGTGATTATGTAGCATTTAAGTTAGGGCAAGCAATGGCCGGAACTGACGGTAAAACTGCTCCAGAAATAGATGCTAAGAGTTGGTATGGTAAAAAGAAAACTGTACATCCATATACACAAGAAGAACAAGATATGTTTAAACTTGCGGCTAAGGCCGTAGGCGCAAACTATAAAGATTTAAATCATGGCGATATGGAGAGTAAAGAATTGGATACTACCAATACAGTTAGCGCAGTAGCTAAACCAAAACGAAACAAGTACGGCGTATGAAAATAAACGAACTATTAACAGAAGCACCGATTGACTTTGATCCTAGTGAGCCAATGAATCCTTTAGTACATAGTCATCAGGGAGCCAATCCAGGTAAGCTACAATTTCGTATGCTACGTGCGGCAGGTCAGTTAAAGGACCTTGCCAAGAGAGCAGAACACGCTAGTCCCTTAGAATGGGAAACAATTGCTAAAAACTTTTCAGAGCTAGCAATGAACGTTGAACAGATTAAACACGGTCTAGAAGAACTTGCCGCACAACGTAAAAAAGGTGGCGTCCGTTCAAGAGGCATTGATCCAAACATTGGATAAAATATAGTTGACACTGTCAACGCAAGGCTATATAATAAGGCATTACTAAGGAGAAGTTATGGGCGCACGTACCTATGGGCCAGAAGAAAAGGCCAAATTAGAAAGACTCATCAACGAAGGCGTACAGATCAAATATGAAATGGAAAGCCTGTCAGAAGGACTCAAAGAAACTGTTAAAGCAGTTGCCGAAGAGTTAGAAATCAAACCCTCACTAATCAATAAAGCCATTAGCATTGCCCATAAGGGTAACTGGAATGACGTATTCAGCGACTTTGACGATCTTGAAACTTTGATCGTAACTGTAGGCAAGGATAAATGATCGATACTGTATTTGGGCCAACTATACAATGGATTAAAGATGACTTTAAATCTAATAGAGTTCGCTTTGCTGTTGAGTTGCTTGCTTGGGCTATCAGTATTGGTTGCAGTATTACTATGGCGCTCACAGTCCCTACTCCACCGCTTATTATTCTTTATCCTATTTGGATTGCTGGCTGTGCCATGTATGCTTGGGCTAGTTGGACTAGGAAATCTTTTGGTATGCTGGCTAACTATATATTGTTGACCACTATTGATAGCATTGGCCTAATTAGGATGCTAAGTAATTAAGAGAAAGGTTTAGTCAGCCATAAATGACTAAATTGGTATTTGCGAGCCCTAAATCGCATAAGGAGAAATATGAGCTATGTAGATGCTCTCTTTGACAGAGAAAACGACACTATTAAAGTCGTCGAAAGAAACAACAAAGGCGAACGGGTCTATAAAGAGCACCCTGTACGCTACACATTTTACTACCCGGATCAACGAGGAAAATTCACAAGTATTTACGGTGAGCCTCTTACTAAGGTAGTATGCAAGAACACTAAAGACTTCCGTAAAGAAGTTTCTATTGCTTCAAATAAAGAACTGTACGAAAGCGATATCAATCCGATCTTTGTACACCTATCTGAAAACTATTTAAATCAAGACGCACCTAAACTAAACATCTGCTTTTTTGACATTGAGGTAGACTTTGATCCAGAACGTGGCTATAGCACTCCGGAAGATGCTTTCATGCCAATCACTGCTATCACTGTTTACCTAAAGTGGATGAAGAAGTTGATCACATTAGCAATGCCTCCTAAGGGCATGAAAATGGAAGATGCTGTTAAATTGGTTACTGACATTCCTGATACACATTTGTTTGACAACGAAGGTGACATGTTAGAAACATTCCTAGACCTAATCCAAGATGCTGATATTATCAGTGGTTGGAACAGTGAAGGATATGACGTTCCCTATACAGTTAATCGTGTTACTCGTGTTCTAAGTAAAGAAGATACTAAGCGTTTCTGCCTCTGGGGACAGTTGCCCAAGAAACGTGAATATGAAAAATATGGGAAGCAGGCTGTTACATATGACTTCCACGGTCGTGTACACTTAGACAGTCTTGAACTATATCGCAAATACACCTATGAAGAACGTCATACATATCGATTAGATGCTATTGGTGAAATGGAAGTAGGCGAAAACAAAACTGTCTACGAAGGCACACTTGATCAACTGTATAACAATGACTTCCATAAGTTTATTGTCTATAACAGACAAGATACCTTACTGCTAAACAAACTAGATGACAAACTAAAGTTTATTGACCTTGCTAACACACTGGCACACGAATGTACTGTATTGTTACAGACTACAATGGGTGCGGTTGCTGTAACTGAGCAGGCTATTATTAATGAATGCCATCGTAGAGGATTCCAAGTTCCTAATAGACAAAAGCGTGATGAAGATGCTGACAACAGTGCGGCAGGTGCGTATGTGGCATATCCTAAAGAAGGAATTCACGAATGGATTGGTTCTCTAGACATTAACAGTCTATATCCGTCAGCTATTAGAGCCCTTAACATGGGTCCAGAAACTATTGTTGGACAGTTACGTCAAACTGAAACAGATAACTTTATCCACGAACAAATGACGCTCAAGAAGAAGTCATTTGCCGCAAGTTGGGAAGGTATGTTTGGATCACTAGAATATCAGTATGTAATGGAACAGCGTATTGATAAAACTATTATTATCGATTGGGAAGATGGTAATAGTACAGAACATTCAGCCGCAGAAGTATACAAGTTAATATTTGACAGCAATCAGCCTTGGATGATTTCAGCTAACGGCACACTCTTTACCTACGAGAAAGAAGGTATCATTCCTGGACTGCTAAAACGTTGGTATGCTGAACGTAAGGAAATGCAGGCCAAACTTAAAGACTGTATCAAAGCAGAGAATAAAATAGAAGAAGAATATTGGGATAAAAGACAGCTGGTCAAGAAGATTAACCTAAATAGTCTATATGGTGCTATCCTTAATGCTGGTTGTAGATTCTTTGACAAGCGTATTGGACAGTCAACTACCCTAACAGGACGACAGATTGTTAAACATATGGCTAGTAAAGTAAACGAGATTATTACAGGTGATTTTGATTATCGTGGTAAAG